GGTTGACAGTACCGGTGGTGTTAGCCGGTGTGGTGAGTTCAAGAGTTCCATCCACGGTAGCAGTGATGACTATAGAGTCAGCGAGTGCTGGCCCCGCGACCAGCAGAAACGCCGTCGTTACCAGAAGCTTCTTCATGTTAAAACTCCATATGGTTTTCCAGTCATAGGTGGCCCACCGAGGGGACTGGAACCCCGGTGGGCCTGGGACACCCCGAAGGGGTATCCCGGAGATCGGTAGGACGTGCGAGCACCCTACCGATCAACGCGGTATGCTACACTACGCTACAAGCTGATTACGACGACGTCGATGCCAGCCCAAGCCCATAAGACTGAAGCACGCGGTAACGATACCGGGAATGCCAGCCCCGACGACGGGACCGGGTACTGCTGCGGTTTGCGCGAAGAAGATAAAGCTGTCTGCTCCGTCGTTTGACGTCATACAGCCCGCGCCGTTGAAGGTGGTCGAGCCAACAGTGCCGCAGCCAAGGATTGCGCTGAGCCCGGCCGTAAAGTTGGACGAACCCGCCATTGCCCGGATGGTGTTGAACTCGGCCCGCTCAGCGGCGTCGAGTTCAAAGTCAAAAACGGCGTTACCGTTTCCCTGTTGCAAGGCCAAAAGCGTGGACGAGAAGTTTAATGGTGTCGCCAAGCTAAAAGAACCTAGCGCAGTTCCGGAAGTGTTCCAGATGGTAAGCCGCATGGCATCGAGCGTGATGCCTGAGCCACCTGTTTGGTTGGAGTTAAACCCGATGCCAACGTTGAACCCGGTATTCCAGCCCAACGATCCGAGAGTGGGGGTACCACCCTTGTCAGCCCCGCTGATGGCCTCATCTTGCAGGACGTTGCCAAAGATGTGGGCGCCGAACTCGATGCCGTTGTTCTGCAGAGTCAGAGCCCGGTTGACGTTACCGAATCCTGACGCGCCGACATCGACAAACGAGCCCAGTATATCGCCTGCTCCAAACAGGACAATATCAGCCTTGACTGGCCCCCCCGCGAGGGCAAGCAAGGCTGTAGTCGCAAATAATAGTTTCTTCATTTGTTGGTATTCCTCTTAGAGGTAAGTAGCCGCAACACCTTTGTACCACACATAAACCCAGATTTAAACATCTAAATGGCTTCCTGTGTAAAGCATTATGTTGCATTCATAAAGCGCGTACTTTACACATATGCACGCGCACCGGCGCGCACGGTGGGAACTATAGCAATGAGATATACGCACTGCCCGCATGAATGCTGCAGTATCTTTGGATCATGCTGCGGGTGTTGTGACAAAACATGGAGTAGTTGCTATGACTGTACGAGAACAACTGGTGATGGCCAAGGCCCTAGCTTACGCGATTCGCGTAATCGAGGGCCTTCCGCTGCGCTGGCAAGAATGGTCGGACAAGGAGGACATGAAAGCATTGCTGTCTCGGATGGGCGTATTTACAGAGATAGCAATACAATCGGCTCAGCACCACATGGACGGAGCGCAAAGCAATGTCAATACACCGGTTGAAGGTGAAGAGGAAAAGGCCCATGACAACGGCGCAGTATAATGATTTATTGGCCGCGTTGGAAACGTGCGTAAAGGAACGCGCGAGCCGGTATGAAGTGGACGCGAGTAAGACGTTGGGGCTCTTAAAGGATGTTAAGTTCAACGCCTGCTTCAATCCAATCTTCAGAGCAGAGAGTGTTGCCGGGTTGGAGGAGTTGCTAGATCAGTTGTATGTGGAGTTGAATGAATGAGCATTCAGCGCCGTAAGCAAATCGTGTTTGGTATCGTGATAATGATAATCGGCAGCTTTATCTTAGGATTTGTTGTCGCATCAACATTAGATCGAATGGCAGTGGTACCATGAGTACACCAAAGATGATATGTCCATGCGGTAGCGGACTGTCGTCAATGTGGCAATACGATGCACGCGGTATTGAACTATGTCGGACATGTGAAAAGTGTCATCAGAAGAAGATGGCCGGGTATAGACCAGACGTGTTGACAGATCCTGACTATTGGACAACAGAAGATATAGAACCAGAGGAGTAAAGAACCCATGTTTAGATATCTTAAATATATATTTTGGCATAGACATGAATATTTACCAACTGGTCGATGGACCGAAGATGGCACAGTGTTAGCTGATTTTGGTGAAATCAGAGGTTTTATGTGGATGCCAGGGCATAAAGAAATGATAGAGCAAGAATGTTCTTGCGGAAATAGACGTTGGATTGATGGAAAACCTGATAGGACTAAAAAAGCTCAAATAGTAACAGCAGAAGGCTTTGCGGTATTTTACCCTGATATACTAGAAACCCAAGATGAAAAGAAAGAGGAGTGAACAGTGAAGACTAAGAAGATACAGCGGATGGTGGAGCTTATTGTGCGGTTAGTGGATGAAAAGGACACACCGTGGCAAGAACGGCATGAGCGGGTGTTGGATGAGTGCAGCGAACGTAACAGGGCCAAGCTAGAAGAGTTTGCGGATTGGTTTCACGTGATGGAGCATAAGACCAAGACTAAAGGGAGCGACAAATGAGTAACCGGGTACCAGCAAAGAAGTATTGGATGGGTGAGGTGATGGACAGGGATGATTTTGGGCAGTTGATAGTGAATATGTTTTACGATGGGAAGACGAAGATGGGGCCTTGGGCGATTATGTCCGAGGCTTCGTGGCGACGTAAGGGGATCGGGCGAACCGGTATTGGATTTGGGCAGAAATATGAAAAACAAGAAGATGGGAAGTGGTTAAAGGTGGAATAGAAGCAATCGCACTTGTGTTCGCTATACGTGCGTGCAATAATGCTTTACAGGGTGCCTATTGGAGGCACCCTGTTACATCAAAGGAGTTAACTATGAAGGACGCACCAGTGTTGGATTTTAACCGGGAGTTTGGTAGATGGTCTCTCCGCTTGCCACGAGCAAGCGGAGAGGCCTCGTATGAAATGCTAATAGATGTAAGCGTGGGTGAACCCCACACCTACCGGTTTATCCGGTGGTCTGAGGGAGAGTGGTGGGAAATTGTATCCGCTGAGCAACATGCTCAACGGATACAAACCATACGTGAAAATGAGGGCGATGCGGTTGCCGATTTGTGGGCGCTGGAGCAGGAGCAAGAGCTGGTTCTGCACGACACCCACCCGGTATTCGCACTGGCGCGCCACTGGGACGCAATGATGCAGCTGGAGTTGTTTCAGCCAGCGGTAACGTACCGGGAATGGAAGGGCAGGCCGATGAGCCCAGAACTGAGTAGCCGGTTGGATGCGTTGCGTGATGAACAAATGAAAAACGATGCGTATGAGTATGCCTTGTGGGAAAATGGCAACGAAAAATGAAAAAATTGCTGGGATGTGTGGCCGCTGTGCTTATAAGCACAGCGGCTGCGGCTGATGCGCCATCGCAACGTGAGGCACCGCGCATTGTGAATCACAACGGATCACTAATGCAAGTGATCGTATTGCCGGGTGATATGGTGGATATCGTGTACATGAATGTACGACCTGCGCTGTGGGGGTATGTGTCCCCTGGACAGGTGTTCATCCACGGCCAATGGAGGGAAGGGATATTGTATGCCACGGCATACAGCGGGAGCCGGTGTGGGATGGTGCCTTATCAGGTCAGTGGTAAGGTGGAGTTGAACGGGGTGTTGGTCTTACGAGGACCTGCGCCGCTGATAGATCCATGGACATGTGGAGTGATCCAGTGGATATGGAGCCCGACAAACTCGACGTTGGTGTTTTATCCCGCCTGAGTGCTACACGGCGAGAGCCTTTGTAGCACATCGGGTGATGTCTCGCCTTGCGCCGATGCTAAAGTGGGCGTAGGCTGTAATGCCACTGTAATCGTTCCTACATCAAACTGACATAAAAGAAAACCCTCTCCCCGTCAAGGGAGAGGGTATGTGTAATCCTCCTTGGTTCGCAAAGCTCACCATGGAGGACACTACCAGTATCTGCCGAGTCCAACCAGCAGCAACGACACAGACACACAGGAGTGAATCTATGGCGTCTACGACTATATATAGCACGCGCCCACCCACGAAGCAAGTTGAAATAGCAACAAAAATGTTAGAGATGTTCAAAAGCTCACCCAGAGGGCACGGGTGGGCTGATCCTGAAAGAACGATTTACGATGAAACTAAGGGGAAGACTAAGTTTATGGAGGGAGCGATTGGGTGGAAACGGGTGGAGGTTAGCGTAGAGAGATGGATGCGCCATCTGCGCGGGGAGGAAATGGTGGGGCTGGGACCGGTGATGGATGATGGACTCGTTTATTGGGGTTGTATAGATGTGGATAAGTATGGTGATTGTACGAGATATGATTTTGATATTGTGGAAATAAGGAATGCCGCGTTGAGGCAATTCCATTACTTGATACCGGTTAGGAGTAAGAGTGGAGGTCTGCACCTTTACATACGGTTTAGGGTTGGAGTAAAAGCTAGCCAATTGATGGAGTGTTTAAAGAGGATATGCTCATATTTGAACTTGGCCGGGAATGAGGTCTTCCCCAAGCAGGCACGTCTAACAGACCCACAGGATGCCCCATCGTGGGTTTTCATGCCCTACGATACCGACGATCACTGCGCGATCACTGAAACGGGGGGTAATCTGTTGGTTGAAGAGTTCGTGGAAATATATGGCGAGGTGTATGCGGATCCAAGTATATTGGAAGATAAGGGATCTTCCAATGCCCAGCCCAATGGTAACGGTAATGGCAGAACGAAGTCAACCGGTAGATGGCTTCTTGATGGTGCAACACCACAAGAAACATTCAAGCATGGCCCCTATTGTCTTAGTATCCTTGCAGAACTAGGCGTTTCCACATACCAGCACAACTTCTTATTCAACTGTGCCACATTCTTTAAAAGAAAATATAGCGAAAACTGGGAAGATGCATTACGATGGGTCAACTATTTTATCCTTAAGCCACCCGGTGATCAACAGAAATTAGAAGAGATGATCAAGGACATGAAGCACCGCACGTATGAATATACGTGCGATCAACCCCCGATTAATGGAAGATGCAACGCACGGATTTGCCGGTTGGAAACATATGGAGTCGGAAATGGTAAAGGTGATTCTAGTAAGATTGATTTTGGTATCACGATACTAAAGACTGTCCCTGCTGTATTCTTTGTAGGGGAAGATCGAATGCAGATGGAGGCTAGAGATTTAAATAGCTTGGACAAATTTAATATTAAACGGATGGAACATCGAATGTCAATGATTCCACCAATGAAGAAACATGAATGGACAGAATTGGTCAATAGAAACTTAGAAGATGCCGTGGTAGTGGAGCCGGGTGAAGTATACCGGGAGGGAGCAGAAGAGTTGCGTTTGTTGGAAAGATTTATTTTGCGTCATGTACCGATGATGGTAAGAGCAAGAGGTGAAGAATATTTATCGGGAAAGTGTGGGGATTTTATTAGATTGAAACATAAGCAAGAGAAAATGTTTTTCAAACTAGATGTTTTGGAGATATGGTGTGAGCGAAACGGGGTGAGTCATGGGGACATCGATAAATTGAGGGCATGGTTGAATAGGAATGCTGTATTTTACAAGGCGAACGAGTTACGGGATTGGTTTAGAAGCAAGTGGAGTATCAGGTATGAGCAGATAGATCCAGGGGCCTTGGATCGGTGTTTAAACCCAGATGCAACTGAAGTATTTGTAGATGATTGTACAGAACAACATCAAAATAAGGATTAGAGGATGTATAATAAGTTGCAAATCCTGGTATACCAGGTTGTGCGTGGATGTACATGGTTTGTACTGGTTTTGTCTGGTTTTCCCAATAAACCGTGTACGGTGTACATCCATGCGTACATGCAGTTCAACCTTGAACGCCTTTATATGCGCACGCATGTATGTGCAGGAAGTACAGAAAGTACATGCGCCTGCTCTCCCCCGCGGCCACACATGTGTGCAGCCGCCCTCGTTTGAAAAGAGGTCGAACCATGTTTTGGTTCCTACTACACTGCAACACCGCCCAACAACACCGGTACACAAAACACATCGCAGAGCACTTCCCGGCGACCGAAATTTACTACCCACAATACGGACGTCTTTCCCGCCCACACGGAATGCGTAGACCGATATCAATCCCCACCCCAGTCTACCCCGGTTATATCTTCGCCAGACCAGATTCAGCAACCCACCCCCGCAGTCTCGTATCCACACACCCACGCGCGTATTACGTTAGATTTGGACCGAATATCGCTCTTGTACCGAATGACATCATAGACAAACTCCGTATAATGGAGTCACTCAACCAGTTGGTTACTGAAAAAACAGCCGCAAATCCATATAAACCCGGCAAACGCGTGATAATCCACACGCCAGTCGCCGATATCCAGGCTATTATTGTCCATTTGATAGGCCACAATCGTGTATTAGTCGATACGAACTTCTGCCAAATCACCGTACCTCTTGCGAAAATTACGGTGCGTTAGCCGCTATTGCGCCTAGATTGCCTCTCCAGAGCCCGCAAACGATGCTCCTGTGCGTTTTTATGGCTTGTGGCTGGCCAAGTAGCGCGCCATATGTTAATGGCATTACCGCCCCACTACAACCAAAAGGACCAAACAGATGACATCACGTCCTAAACCAGGATATCTAATGAAACCGCGAACCTGCCCTGAGTGCAAGAATCAGTTTCTTGCACGCAGATCTTGGCAGAAATTCTGCTCTTCTAAGTGTCAAATGACATCGTACAACCGCGAAAATGACATCGCGGGAAGGCTGCGCCAACAGCGGCCAAAACAGTCCTAAAACCATCATAAATCGGAGGTATTTGTGCAGTGCATATACCTCAGTAGATGAATAGAAAATGTCACCAAAATGGGTATAAAAGCCTAGAAAAACAGAAAACATATTGTACAAACCTGCATGTACGCCGTACGCACATTATGTATTCGACCCCAAAACGAGGACAAACAGAGGGAAACCATGAACCCAGACGATGCAGAAATATTATCCCGGTTAGTATCCTATTATGGTCTTCCAGAGATCGTTAGTACTCTAGGTAGGCTCTGTAGCGATCAAGCATTAAGGTTCGCTCCTTATCATGCTCATGTCGCCAAGAAGTGGATGGAAACGAGCGCAGATCTAGACGATATCAACGTTAAGATTGAACGCCGACAACTGTAAAGATCGACCGGGGTCTAATCAACCCCGGTCATCTCTATCTATTGCGAACGATTCCATCAATGATATGATTCGGCGGATTGACTCGGTCTGTAAAAATAAGATGCAATCTTGCTTTACAAAGTACTTTCAGTAGGGTATACAGAACAGGTGGCAGGCAATAACGCCGAAAGCCACTGTAACCTGAAAGCACACGACAATGACCAAAACAGCAAAGAAGTCGAAGACCGAGCGTTTGAAAGAAATGCAAGACCGCATTACCACGAAAGAGACCGCGACTCAAGCCACCACCCCGGTCAATCCTGCTCCCAAGACAGATGACATGCGTGAAGTCACTACAACCCCAAATCCGGTGGCTGCTCTTGTTGAGGCTGTTGCAGAAGGCACACCGGCTGAAACCACCGATAAGCCCAAGAAGCCGAAGAAGGATCGTAAGTCCACACCATCGGTTGTCAAGTATCTTGCGCAGCCACATTTTAAGCTCGAGCAGGTTATCAAGATCCTGATCCCTGCATCTCAAAACCCTAAGAAGCGCCATTCGCAAATCCGGTATGCGTTGTACGAAGATGGCATGACGGTAGGCGAATACATTGACAAATCGAATAAGGCCGGGAACCCCAAGAGCCTTGCCGCCAACGATGTTCGGTGGGATTACTCCAAGGGCTTCATTAATGTAGAGTGATCGCCCTGACGAGTTGGCCGGGTCCATCCCCCGGTCAGCTCGTCTTTCTCTTATTCTTTTCTACCGAGTCAATCGTACAGAGATAAGATTCTTATGAAAGATTCTACAAAATTTGCACGTCACATTTAAACAACGCGCGTGCGCGCACGTTTAAGGGTCTTCACGTATGAATGACATCAGTAGATCAGAATGACATCAGTTCAAAATGACATCAATTCAAATGACCACATCACACTTGCAATGACCGCTTCCATATGGCATTGTGTTTTTGGGGCTGCACATAAAGGAGTTTACTATGGTACTTGATAATCTTCATCGTATGCGCTGGTACGATTTGTATGCGGCGCTTGGGCTTAATCCTAAGAAGCATCTTCCGGCAGAAGGTCTTGGTGCACGCTTTGTCGGTAATGTCCGGGTATGGGTAGATCCCAAAATTCCAGGCAAGAACCAAGATGCTAAGCGAGTTTGGTGCGAATGTCCTGCGTGCAACAAGGTTCTTACAGCGGGTAAGCTTCATCAACACATGAAGATCCATCGTTGATCGGAGCCGACCTTCGGGTCGGCTCTTTTTCTTTCTCAATCTTTTGGATAGAATCCGCGGATAGCGTCTGCCTTCTTTCCGCCGTCATTCCAATCTCGCATCCCTGTCATGCATGTCTTTCTGCATCCCTGTCATGCTTGTCTTTCTGCATCCCTGTCATGTCCGCATCCCTGTCATGCATCTTCGTGCTAACTCATCTTTGCATATCAGTTATGTCAGCATAACTGCCATGCATTTGCACGTCACATTTAAACAACGCGCGAGCGCGCGCTCGCGTAGCAAATACCGTGCCAACATGTGGTCACTAACCCCTGTGTCTTCCGCATACCAGCCATGCAAATTCTTCTGCATAAAATGCTTTACAACGAGCCCTAATGCCATTAGGTTACATGCATGCCAGCTAGGTGCTGGCGCAACCGCCCCCTAGGGGCACAACCTGAAAGTACCATACCATGTCCAAGTCCACTGCAAAGCTCGCCAAGTCCGTTGCTCCCAAGTCCGTCGCCCCCAAGGCACCCCCGGTCACCCCGGTCACCATCCCGGCAGCACCGCACCAAGCGCCGATGGGTATTGCCACCAAAGGCGGGCACCATATCGCCAACGCTCTGTGTCTCCGAGCGCAACGCACTGGTAACCTGTTCGTGCCTGCTACCACGCTCACCCTACAGGGTGCTAACCCGTGGCGTCCCAATACCCCGGGCCACGTCATGTACACCAAGGTCCTTGCACCCTTGGCGGCGGCCGGTAATGGCACGTTCACTTACGAGGCGTTCTGCACAGCGGCTGTCGCCGCTGGGTTCAAGGCAACCGGTACTTACGGCGCTACGGCGCATCTCATTTGGCTCTACACCTACGGCGTGTATCTGCAAGCCAATGGCTTGTTGTACGGGCAACAGGGCGCCTTGCCCGTGGCCGCTACCCCTGTAGCGGGCACCAATCAGCCCGCTACCACGGCCCTTGCTAGCCCGCCTGTAGCGTAATCAAAATGGTGCAGGGCCATGGCCCTGCACCCCACATCAAGGTCCATACCACAGGGTGCGGTGTTATGCCGCACCCTTTTTCTTACCAGAAAACACAGTCATCCTCTATTTTCGCTCTCAATACCCACCAGACAAGGTGAGACCCCTCTATCCCAGAATGATGAGACGAGATCCAAGGCCCTACCCCCCTACCTCCTTAAACCCAAAATACCACCTTGGACTGTGAGTAAACTCCATCGTTCCCCTTACTCCATCCACCCGCCTTCGCACCACTACATATGGTGCTAAGAACCCTATTACCTCAAAATCTCGCTGCAACTCCTGTGTATCCCACCGGTCACCTCCCGCCTCCATCACCCGCTCCAAATCCTTCTGCGGCTGGCCGCTTTCTATCATCGCTCGTCGCACCGGCTCGGTATCATCCTTCATCTTCTTCATCCTCTATACGTTTTTCGAAGTACTCTATAACCTTAAACCATGCTTCCTCATTTTTCACACCACCACGGCCATTCATTTCTTCAGTCACACACGCAGCGCAGATATTATACCGGCTATTCGCTAATCGTTTTCTCACCGCCTCAGGCATTTTATCCACATAACCCATATATCTCCACCCTATATCTCCACCAATGAAACACCGGCTCTTATTTCTTGCCATTGCAAAATACCCCTTGTCAAACCCGGCAAACTGTGTTATGTCCCTTGTCCCATTGATGGACGCAGAGCCTATGCCACGTCTATCCCTGGAACCTTCCACGCTGGCAGGTCTTCCCGCCCATGTCCTATGCCCAAATTTCCTCCATACACGCCTTTGACGTCAGCTGATGCTGACGTTAAGGGCGTTGTTGAGCACAAATACGATAAATATGGTATTCCGCCCAAAGACTTTTTGAACGAAGTTGTATGGGATCCCCGGCTACCAATGCCCGTCAGGATTGATGCTGCGAAGGCGGTCGCTGTGTACGAACACCCGCGCTTGGCCCAGCAGACCCAGGATGTCAACGCCAACCTTAACATCAGAATCCATGGCGGTCTGCCCGCCCTCCCTGGAACTAACATCATCATGCCCTCAGGTGATACTTCGGTCGACGACTCCCCCAAGGTCATCACCCCGGCTGAACGAGCTAAGGGCAACGGCCATGGTCCCGATTAACCGGTACCACCAGCTTCACGTATTTCCTTAGCAACGTCTTCTAGAATCAGTGGCAGTGCTGTTAATGTTTGAATATCAGCTTGAACAGAAAACCCACTACCCCTATCCCCATCTATTACAATAACGATCACACCTCCTCTGCCTTTTATTTTCGCGCCATCAAACGCAGTGGTACATAGATCATCGTATTTTCCTGGCCCCCAAGGCATCTTCTTACCTCCCTACCAACTCAGGCGGATACGTGATCCCCTTGCCCTTCACCCATTCCATGTTGACGCAGTCACCACCGTCGGTGAGAATCACCCGGTCAATCACGCCCATCTTCACGGCAACCGAGTTTGTGTAGTGCTGGAACGCTTTGACAGCTTCCTCAGCTCCGACGTAGCGCCGCACGTATTCGTAGTTGCCATCTACGAAAAACTGGCAGACCGAGAACTTGTCAGCCAAGGCCCCCTCCCCGTTCAAGCTTGTCCGCGCATGTGTTGCAATAGGCGTATTCACGCTTTATCTTAACACTCCTCCCACACCCGGCACACTTTTTCTGCACGCTCTGCCTCTGCGTTTCGTGATAGAAAGTGACATCCTCTTCGCTCTCTATATCATAGAAGCCATAGTTATCGTCGTAGTATGTTGGTTTTCCCTTGTTCATAGCTTTGCCCTTTCGTTTTGAACCGTATACATCACACCAACTCTTTTCTAGGATAGACGACACCTTTACTGGCGTGCCATTCTAGGGTGATATACCCCTTATATAGCAATGTCACACCGACGGTTTTGCTATCACACATATGGATTCTAAAGGCATCGAGTGCCTCGAATATGCTGATATCTTTGTGTGTGCGGTCGTGATTACGATATATCGTACACACACGTTCGTCTTGTGCTATGTTCATGTTCCTTACTCCTCTGGTGGTGCGGCGATCGGTACCCTTGAACGGTTACTATGACGGCGCGCCTCTAAGGCACACCACCCGGTTGAATCCGCAGGATACCTTTCTGGGAGCAACCGACCTCGCCGCTAGCCGACTGAAAGTACATTCAACCGGGTTAACTGTTTGTAAAGCATTATGCCACAACCGGCTATGGACCGCAACTGTGAATACATTCTCAATAGCGGCACACCTTCTGCCTCATAGCAAACCATCGCTGGATCGGCACGCTGTTGACGTCAGGCGTTATTCCCAACCCGGCTGCGTACTGAGTTAGAAACACCGGCCAATCCTGAGCACTCTTGCTCAAGTTACATCCATCACAAAGCCATTGCATGTTGTGCAAGCTGTCTGTTCCGCCCCGTGCTCTTGGTACAATATGATCCCAATGGGGCGCACCGCCCCTTAGATCCATGTTACAATACGGGTTCGCGCACTTATGACCCTGTAGAGCCATAACCCTGTTTCGCTCTTCACGGGTTGCACGTATGAACGGAAGCACATTGTTTGGCGTTCCTCCCTGACTTTCCTGGACCGGTAATCTCAACCCCGGTTCAGGCCCTTTTCTGCAAACCCAGTGAATACAGCTTGCGATACATATGATAAGCAGCGTTGGGATGTATAACAGTACGCTGATAATAAACGGAATATAGTTGTCTTGCCAGATACCCAGACAAAACAATCCAGCGATAATAGCAAATCCCAACCCGGCTAAGCCCCTATCGTATTCTCCATTGCGCAGCCATTTGATGCTTTTCCACGCAATGTACCCGATACCAAGAGTCACCAACATTGGCGGTATTATTAGGACCCCAGGTCCCATAAGTTTTCTCGACATAGTAATCTCCTTTGGGTTGTGTGTAAAGCATATTGCCATGCCAAGTTGTGGAATGCAACAGTGAATGCCTCATGAACTATCAACCTCTTGCACGTGACATAAAGTCTGGGTACGATATCGAACTCCCAGACCTCCACCCCGGTCAAATTGAGGCGTTTAACCTTAGAGCCCGGTTTCGTGCAATCCGCTGCGGTCGGCGTTGGGGTAAGACCGTCTTCCTTAAAACCGTGGCCTGCGATCTTGCAGCCAAGGGCGCTTCTGTGGGATGGTTTGTCCCAAACTATCGTTACGCATCCGAAGCCTATTCCGAGAATGAGGTCACTCTAGCCCCGGCCATTCAATCGTCTTCTCGCAACCTCGGTCTTCTGCGCACCAACACCGGCGGACGTATCGAACTGTGGACCCTAGAAGATGAAAAAGCAGGACGATCTAGGCATTACCACCTTGTCATTATCGATGAAGCTGCGTTTACGAAACCTAATGCAACGGCTGTTTGGGAAAAGGCCATCCGGCCGACCTTACTCGACTTCCGTGGCGCGGCCATCGTCGCCTCCAACACCAACGGAATCAACGAGGACAATTTCTTCTGGCGCATCTGCAATCTCCCCCAATACGGTTTCACAGAATATCACGCCCCATCCCATAGTAACCCATTCCTACCCGCGGACGAGCTGGCTCGACTTGAAGCGGATAACCACCCGCTCGTATACGCACAAGAGTACTTGGCTGAATTCGTAGATTGGTCTGGTGAAGCCTTCTTTTCGTTAGCAAACTTGCTAACAGATGGGAAGCCTGAACCATTCCCTTCACGCTGCATGTACGTTTTCGCTACGATGGACACTGCCGTCAAAACCGGTAAAGAGAACGACGGAACAGGTGTAGTCTACTGGGCCTATGAGCAACTAGGCGAGGAAAAGTGGCTCAAGATTATTGATTATGAATACCTGCAGATCGAGGGCTCGGTTCTTGAATATTGGTTGCCTGCGGTTTATAGAAATCTCGAAGAGTATTCTGTAAGCTGCAAAGCACGGCTAGGATCGCGTGGTTGCTTTGTTGAGGACAAAGCTTCTGGCAGCATTCTTCTTCAGCAAGCGCGCCGTCGCAATTATCAAGTTCACGAGATGCCGCAGAAGCTGACACAGCTTGGTAAGGCCGAACGTGCTTTGAACGTTTCTGGTTATGTCTATCGTGGCAAAGTCAAGCTACTAGAAACAGCGTTTAATCGCATCATTTCTTTTAAGCAAGTAACCAAGAACCATCTTCTTGGTCAGGTTATGGGCTTTCGTGTAGGTGACGTCGAGGATCGCCATGACGATCTGCTTGACGCTTTTACCTACGGTATAGCGATCAGTCTTGGGAACTGGGAGGGGTGGTAAATCATGCCCACAATCACAGAAGCTGAAGTTGGCACCATCATCGCTACTGATGGCATACTTGCCAGAGTTACGATGATAACCTCACCAACCAGTTATGATGATGACTACTTCAGTTTAACGGATGGTACCAGTGTGCTCTTTAATATACATCTTACAACTTCTCATATTGGCGCTGGGAGTGATTTGTTATCGAATGGGCTTGTCCTATTCAAGGAACTAACTGTTAAGAGCATTCCCAAAGGTGCTACATTCGAGATCGAATATGGAGTACCACCGACGCTTGCGTCACTCAACCCGGCTATGGCGGTGTCTGGTGACCCAGATTTCGTGATGTCGTGTATTGGCACAGGATTCACGGCGGGTTCGGTCATTAGGTTTGGTGATTTTGATGAACCGACGACCTTGGTTTCTGATACCGAGATAACAACCGGTGTGAAACCATCGCTCTTTGCTCCTGCTGTTGTACCGGTGCTCGTTCGTAATGGGCCGATCTATACGGCACCACTTGACTTTACCTTTACGGAGCCTGTGGCACAATGAGCCAACGTCTGCACATAAAGTGGAAACTTGGGCAAGATCATCATCGGCGGATGCAGGAGGCTGCATTTAGCCTAGATTCATTGTCACCTGATACGGTTGTTTCTGGGAGTGATGATCTGACGCTATCTTGCATTGGATCTAGTTTCAATGCAGAGACAATTATCAAGTTTGGTGATTTTGATGAGCCTACGACGTTAGTATCTTCAACTGAAGTTACAACGATCGTTAAACCTTCGCTCTTTGCGCCAGCCGTGGTTCCTGTACAAGTTCACAATGGCCCAGTATACTCGGCTCCATTGTATTTCTCATTCACTGAACCAGTTACCGCGTGAGCGGTAATGGTGGAAGCGGCCATCGGCTGCCCCAGGGGACCCGATGTTGCTAGGGCGGATCGGGTCCCTACTACCATGCGAAATGAAGAAGATCCTCGGTGGAACTCTAGGTGGCCATCACCCCCGGTTATCCTTAAAGGTGAGGAACCGGAGATCATTAATGCTGATGGTCAGAAATTGCTTCGTGTACTAGTAGCTATGAATTTTCTTCATATGAATGATGCCACGCGCGCCATGTTACGTGATAGATATCCTGAAGCCTATGCGCGCTTATTAGAAGCACAATATAATGATGCTGAACAAAAGCTTGTTACTCTGTTAATGCGGGAGTGACATCATGGGCGCAAATATCTGGTTTTGGATAATCTACGTGTTCACATTGATTTTTGGTATCTGGGGAATGAACCCTTGGCGACCTTCTGGTCAACCTTGGGCACCATTTGGTGGCTGGTTGATTTTGTTTATTTTGACAGGCATTCTAGGGATATCAGTTTACGGTTCACCGATTAGGTAATCATGACTTCAATTCCCTATTCTGTTGTTGGAACGACACCCGGTAACGCTCTTCAAGAGCTGCTGGTAGCTCCGGATATCATTCCTGGGGATGTGATTTCATATCAAACATGCAAAGAGATTTACCTCTATCACCCGCTTGGTGCACGTATTACCGAAGGCCCAGTGTCCCTCGCTTTAGCACAAAAACGCAACATCAAGGTTCCTGACAGCCCTGCTGAATTTTGTGTGAGTGCTTTTGAAAATGAGTGGAAAAACATTGGTGGTGATTTTCTTGTTCATAATCTTCTTACTGTCAGTCGCATTTATGGGGTTGCATCTATCGCAGTCTTGGTAGATGGGTTAAAGAGCAATGAGCCGATTGACTATTGGGATCTACCTGATCTTAATCTTAGCTTTAATATATTGGACCCTCTTAATACATCTGGTTCTCTCGTTCTTAACCAAAATCCCAATGCTATGGACTTCATGAAGTATCAACAAATTGCTGTATCTGGTACAGCGTACCACCCTTCTCGCTCTGTGACTGTCACCAATGAAAAGCCCATATACCTTGGCTATACTACTTCTGCTTTTGGCTTTGTCGGTCGTAGTGCTTATCAGCGTGCTTTCTACCCATTAAAGTCATATATTAAGAGCCTTATTGCTGATGATCTTGTTGAGACTAAAGTCGGTGTTCTCGTTGCTAAGATTAAGCAACCCGGCAACTTTGTTGATAATATCATGGCGTGGGCCAATTCTTTTAAGCGTTCCATTGTTAAAGAAGCAGAAACCGGCAACGTAATCAATATCACACCGGAAGAAGAAATTGAATCGCTTAACATGCAAAACCTTGAAGGTCCTCATGTTCTTGCCCGTCGCAATATTCTCGAGAATATCTCCAACGCGGTTGATATGCCCGTAAAGCTCCTCACCCAAGAGTCTTTCGCCGAGGGGTTTGGGGAAGGTTCGGAAGACGCGAAAGCGGTTGCTCGCTATATAGACCGACTCCGGGAGACCATGGACCCGGTATACCGGTTCTTAGATCGTATAGTGATGCACCGGGCTTGGACTCCGGCCTTCTTTAAGTCGCTGCGTAAGAAATACCCGGAAAAATACAGGAGTATGACATACCGGGAAGCTTTTTACGAATGGACGAACTGCTATACGGCTGTGTGGCCTTCATACTTGCGCGAGCCTGATTCCGACCAAGTTAAGGTCGATGACACTAAAATGAAAGCTGCAATCAGTATTTATCAGATTTTGGAAATTGGTTTTGACCCAGAGAACAAGGCGCGGCTCATTCAATGGATTGCTGATGCAGTTACGAATAACAAGCTTCTGTATTCCAGCCCATTAGAATTGGATTATGAGGTGTTGGTTGAACACCTTAAAAAAGAACATGATATGGTGCAGCAATCGCGTGAACAGGCGTTGCAAGCAGGTGGTGAAGGTGGTGATGAGATAGAACCAGCGACACCGAGTCTGCCAAAGGTTAAGATGGCAAGAGCTGATACCGCTGTAGTCAAGTTGATAGAGCATATTAAAAATGCCACAGCGAAGTAAAGTTGTCAGTGCGCTTAGGTTCATTAATAAGAATCCAAAGGTGCCGGAAAAAGGTATCAAGTACATTGGGCGCAAGCTACAAGAAACTGAGGAAGAGCCTGGGCAAACGCAGAAGTATTTAAAATCAGCATATCAGTATTTGCAAAGGCAATCTAAAGGATCACCGATATTAAAGAATATTCGACGCTTGAGTACTGCAATTGGTAAACCTGGAAGATAACCATGTCTCTTGGTTTAATCCTAGTTATCATTATTGTTGTTATTTTGATTGGTGGTAATGGACCATGGATCTCTAGTCCAGGCTATGGTTATGGTCATGGTCTTAATGGTGCTCTTGGGGTGATATTAGTTATCATCTTAATTCTGTATTTACTAGGTAGATTTTAATGGCTCCTATTCCTCCATTACAGGTTTTAGATGGCCCTATTATTCAGGCTGGTGAATCTGTTTCTGATGCGTTAGACACAGGAGTTTTGCATCCTGTTCGTATTACGATGCCAGCAGAATGGGATTCGGCTGTAATTTCTTTTATTGTTTCAACTGATGGTATTAATTATTATGATTTGTACCATAGTAACGGTAGTCCAGTTACAGTGACTGTAGTTCCTGGGGCTACGATGGTTGTTCCAACTGACACTGCTCGTTCTATTCGACATCTTAAAATTCGTTCTGGGAATCCTGGCTCTCCAGTTATACAACAGAAAACTCGTGTATTTAGAATTGTTGTTGTAGAGCCCGGTGCTGATATAACGTCCCCGGAGTAGGTATGGCTCTAATTCCTGGGGTAGCTACGTCTTTAATCTATGGAGTAGCTATGCCTTTAGCCGCTGGCAAGTCCAAAGAAACTGTTAGTAAGAATATATCTGAATTGCGACATTCTGGACGTCCGCAAGAACAAGCTGTAGCAATAGCTATGAAGACTGCTGGCAAGTCTAAAAGCGACGATAATCAAAAAATGGGGTTTACGAGCGAAGGGGCCAAGAAGATATCAGAGATGTGCGACGCCCTTAGTGCTCGTATGGATGCCTTTGAAAAGCGCAAGGCGCAGAGTCAACCGGTAGATGTTAAGCCTAGGACCAAAGATGGGATGCAACCGAGCAACCCGCACCCTAAGGAACCTGGTGGTTAATGACCGTTGCGGCAGGTATTCTATTCAGGGCACAATCTGGCCGCATCTTGTTGTGCCGTCGTGTTGATGGATTGGGGTGGTGTATCCCTGGTGGTGGTCAAAAGGAAGGTGAGTCTTTAGAAAACTGTGCGGTAAGAGAATGCGTAGAAGAAACTGGTTACAACCCCGGCCACGTAGGAAAGTTGCTTTGTCGAAGAATTAAAGACGGTGTGGATTATACGACTTATCTGCATAATTGTCCAGATGAATTTGTACCTAAATTGAACCATGAGCATGATTCTCATGTTTGGCTGCACCCTGAACATGCAGAAACAACACAGATACATCCTGGTCTTCGTATTGCCTTGCGCAAGCTACACGGTATGAATGAACTGGAAATAGCTGAGGCCATACGGGATCAAGAACTTACTTCACCACAGTTTGTTGAACATGTATGTTTACTTGATATGCGTATTAGTGGAACTGGTTTCAGCTATCGCCCTAAGCTTGATGAGTGGGTATTTCGACGTGAAAGTATTTATCTTACACCTGAGTTTTTACGGCGTTGTAATGGGCTCCCTATTATCTGGCAGCATCCAGGTTCACAGATTCTTAATTCTGATGAATTCTCTAAGCGGGTTGTAGGGACGATGTTTGTGCCGTATATCAAAGGTGATGATGTTTGGGGAATAGCTAAGATTTATGATGCTGCTGCTGCTCATGCCATCTTATCAGAAGATATGTCAACATCACCTAGTGTGGTGTTTCGTGATCCTAAAGTTAATTATAACATTGAAATGGGTGATGGTAGTACTCTGCTGGTTGAAGGTAATCCCAGCTTTGTAGATCATCTGGCTATTTGTGAAAAGGGTGTTTGGGATAAGAGCGGCCCTGCCAGCGGTATTCGCGTTGACTCCGAAACGTCAACCGGTGAAGCGCGTGAAATGGCGGTTACTGCAAAGCTAGATCAGCTTCCTGAGCCCAGTGCTGCACTTGTTGGAACAGGTGTAGAACCTACAGAAAATATGCCGACCATCCCACCCGGCATTAATGACTTGGCGGTGGGGCTGAGTGCATTAGCGTCTAGGCTCGATAAGTTTGTATCGAGACGAGATCTAATGGTGCGTTAAAATTGTCGCTGCTAACTAAGAGGAGTTGATCATGCCAGCAGCTAATGTCAGCAGCGATAATCTCATCGCTGACGCCATCGCGAAGATGGATGCGATTGTCAAGCGCATGGATGCGCTTGAGACTGGTGAGGGGTCTAAGAACCCTGTCACCAAGGGAGATGACGACGATGATAAGAAGTCGAAACGCGACGATGCAAAGTCGAAGGCCGACGACGATGACGATGACGATGATAAGAAGGCCGATACAACGGCCGTCAAGAATAAAATCCTCGACGATGCGGCGGGAAGTAAGAAAAAGTCAGATGCTTCTGAAGTACCTCCGCCGCCTTTGAAGAAAGACTCTAAGAAGGCCGATGCTAAAAAGTCCGACGATGGCGAGCTTGAAATCAAGCACGAGCCTGAGAAAAAGGGTGATAGTAAGAAGACTGACGCAGCCAAGAAGGCTGATGATGACGATGATGACGATGACGATGATGATAAAAAAGACGATGCATTGACTATGAAGACTCGGTCATTGCATAAGGATGATGATGACGATGATAAGAAGGATGATGCTGTGGCCAAGGCAGACGATATCGGCGACTTGAAGCAGCAACTGCTCAGTCAGGCCGCAATTATTGCCAAGTTGCAGTCAATGATGAAGCCTCGGTCCGATGATGAGCACGCAGCGTTTGCTGATGCTCAGGCTAAAGCCGATGCTGTTTTCCAGGGCTTTGGGAAACACGCTCCTCGGCCCTTGGAGGGTGAAGATGTAATGGATTATCGCAAGCGGTTGGCAAAGGACCTAAAGATCCATTCGCCAAGGTGGAGCAAGACTAAGTTTTCTCGGATGGACGATGAAACTTTCGGCCAGATCGAAGAACAGGTCTATGCAGACGCGACGACTGCTGCTGCCAACCCGGTAGATCTGGAGGCAGGTGAACTACGTATGGTTACTAAGGTTGATCCTGCGACCGGTATGCGTTCTAACGTCTTCTATGGCAAAGAATCGTTTGTCAAGCAGATGGGTCGTCCGGGTCGCAGAGTAGCTGCCTTTCGTACCTTGTCTTCGGTCTAATCGCGCTAGTCTGCGCCTGAAAAGAGGGACTCCCAATGGCTGTCGCTAACATCCAATTCAACCCGTACATTCAGACCACTGCGGCTGGAATGTTCACCATCGAGTCAGATGGTTTCATTGTGGGGACGGCAATGCCGGATCCTTCAGCTCGCTTCGCACTTTCGGGTGGCACTCTAGCCGCAGCGGAAACTATTCCGATGTTTGGTGGTGTTGCCATCTCGGAAAATATTCCGTATGAACCTAGTGCGACACCTCGCCCGGTTGTTCCGCTGGGTGGCATCATCGCGCGCGCAACGACATATGCGAACCTTACCGGGTTCAGTGTATTCGATCAAAACTTTGCGGCGGTGAATACACCTCAATCACCGGTTCCTACAGTTGGGAATGGTGGTTTGGTGAATTTCTATCGCCTTGGTTCTGGTATCCGTGTAGCGTTGCAAATTGATCCTACACTGATAACGCTGGAAGGCGGTCTTATCAACGCACAAGTTTCATGGGACTTTACTAACAATAAAATCATCGCTTTTTCTACTACTGCTTTGGCGGTGAAAATCCTTGCTATCAAGGCAACAGGGTGTATGGTTCCATCTTACTCGGCTGGAACTGGGTTGACAACTTGGGCGTACAATGGAGCAGCGGCACTCTGCTTGCTGTAATCTATCACAAGGCCGGGGCCTCCCTGGGCCTAATATAGGAGAATAACCATGGTTGCGATTTCCCCGGCATTTGTGCAGGTTCATCCATCTTATATGATGCCTGATACACTGATGCCATATTCTCAGGCGTCTGGTGCATTTGACTTGCTTGCTTCTGGTGCACCTATGGTCAGGCTATCGGAAGGTGACCTGTATGCCTACATCAAGCGCGTTGATATTCGCACCAGAATGGCGGCTGGTCAGTCCGCGTACAATCAGTTGCCGGGTGTTGCCTTCTCACTATCTCAAATCAGTGCCCCGACTTATCTACTGCGGGTACGGGCAGAATACGATCATCACGACACTGCTGCTATGTCTCGATGGGGTCTATCCATTGTAGATGCTCACCGGCTTGGGATGCGGCAGGCAACGTTCCAGCTTATGCGGAATGCGCTGCTATACGGGTTCAACCCGGTTAATGGCGAGGGCTTGCTGAATGCGGCTGGATCCACAGCTATCACACTACCGGCAGATAGTGCAGGTAACTCAACGGTGGTGACCTATGATAACGGACAAATGGCATTCTTCCTCATTTCTGTGGTGAGTGCCATTAAGAGCCGAACCAATCAGCTTGGCATTGGGCGTAAGTTCGTATTCGTTGGGCCACAGCGTACCCTCGGCGCCATGGAGTACCAGAATATTGTCCAACTCACTAGCTATCAGCGTAAGGGTGGTGGTGTTGCATCCACGGCAGGTCTTGTCAAGGATGTGCTTGAAATGAATGATGATGAGATCATCTGGGCTTATGATGATACTCTGATCGGCAAGGGTGTCGGTGGCGGTAACAATGATGCGGTCATCGTTGTTATGCCTGAGGTTGAGCAGCCCAAGGGCTCGAAGATCAATACCAATGAGTTTGCAAAGCTGACCCCGTCCATGGAAGCATGTACGCTTCAGCTTTGCGATATGGCGGCACCAAAGGAAATCCCGGTCCCGCTGGCTGGTGGTGCTATCGACGTGTTGGCTGAGCTTCGGTGTACTTCAGGTTGGGGAGTTCGTCCTGAAGCTATCACCGTAGTAACTATGCTGTATCAGTAAGTTTCTTTTCTCTACAAAGGAAATCGTTCGTATACTCAACAAGGAGAAGAATATGGCTTACTATGCAAAGAGTGATACTCCGATTTCTACAGTACCGGGTGATCTTGTAATTTGGGGACCGGGCGATCCACGTCCGACACTTCCTATTGCAGGATGGAACCCTGGCTCTGGTACGTGGCCGCAGCAACCTCCATCAGAACCACCTCCTGGTACTTGGGGCGGTAGCGGTGAACGCTTTCCTACGGTTCCAATTGCTGAACCGCCGTGGGGATGGGGCAATCCACCACCGAAGCCTAGTGTTCCGGATGTGCCGGGGTGGCAGATAAAGTATGGTTGGACAGCAACGACTGGATGGTTTGTATTTGCTCTTCCAACTGGTCCGGTTCCAACACCATCGAAGAAATAACTTTGTTTCACGGGAGACTGTGCACTAGCACGAACTAACGTGCTTCAAACTGTAGGGGCGACTGCAAGCGTCCGGTGCAACCTTTTTGGAGGAAGTAATGCCTGAGCTTTATATTGGTAATTTCTCTAAGCAAATTCATCAATTTGCTTATCGTGCCTTAGAACGTAATGGTGTGATTTATCAAACAATTCCGATTGGTGGTCAAATTCGAATTGCACCCAATGGTTCTAAAACTGATTTATCAACACAAGAAATTGATTATGTTATTGATCAATATCGGCATTATGGTATAATACCGATTGATGAAATATCAAAGATTGATGCATTCAGTAGTCTTTGTTATTCGATTGGTAAGCCAATTTCTGCTGAAAAGCTAGGTAGGTTGATGCGTAAGAAAGAAGAAGCTTTAATCGCACAAGGTAAAACAATTCAACAAGAAGCGGCGCTTGCTGTGAATTCACAGATCGAAGAGCAAATTGGTGCACCATTGCGTCAGTTGGAAATGAGTGTGACTGAGGATGAACCTCGGGCTGGATTTGCTGAAGATACAATTCATGTAGCTGAAGGTGTTCGTGTTACTAGGTCAGAACCACTTGAACAGAGTCGTCGCAGTAGACACTGATGCCCAACGTAGTTTTACATTCAGCGCAAGTAACTGTGACTGGACCAGACTATCCAGTGGGTGGTCCAACTTATGCTGGATTTGTGGTGTGGGTGTCTGAAATTATGGGTGTGCCACCTGAAGCTATGCCTAATGATTTTACACTTCAAATGGCATATGATACAGCTTTAAATCTAGCATATATTGGATTAGCAACTATTCCTAGCCAACCAACATCACCATCTATTTATGCGATTGCTGTCTATAATCTTGGTGGGGCGTTCTTAGTTGAGTTTGCGCAAGATGTACCACCGAGTACATATTGGACTGACTTACGAAATAAGCTAGGTATTTATTCAGCTTCGTTTGGGATTATTACTTCTGCTCATGATCAAGGGACATCTGATAGTTTATATATTCCTGAAACAATAAAAAATATGACATTATTAGATCTTCAGTTAATGAAATCCCCATGGGGCCGTATGTATCTTATGCTTGCTGGTGAATGGGGTTCACTCTGGGGTATTACAATATGAAAATAAATTTTGGGTTTGAATCTATTACATATCCTGTTCGAACAGTAACCTCATTGTCAGGAGTAGGTATTATTTCTGCATTACCAATGAAGAAGCAACTGGTTAAGAAATCTTCTAAGGTCGCAACGCTGCCTTCTAAAACGGCACCATCTGTAACGATTAAAGCGGTTTCTAAAAATGAACATGGGTTTTCTTCTGAAATGGAACGCCAATATCGTGAGTGGCGGCGTGGTGGTGCGGCTGGTCCTTCTCATGCCAGGACTCTTTGGGCAGAGCAGTTTGAAAAACGGCTAAAGAAAGATTTAACTGGAAAATAAAAGATGAGCATCACAACAGTTGCTATAGCTAAGATATTAGAAGAAAAATATCATATTGTTGAAAATTTTTATATAATGGAAGAAGACTATATAAGTGATTTAATAGAAGAAGCTTTTGGTGAAGAAATTGAAAAAGTAATGATGATGAAACGACTTAC